GGACAATCTGTGAGACTTAGGTTTAAAAGTTGCTCTTTCACTAAACTAAAGTTGACTTGTCCCGTGGGATACCACTCTTCGGGCTGGAGAGCGAAACTGTATGAATAGAAGCGTCGAATGAGTTGCGTCTTTGAGTGGTGTATCGCCGCCTGTACCGCTTTCAAAAATATGACGTTTCCGGTATCCTGTGTGATGATTTCTTGACCGTCCAAAGTGAGGGTGAGGTAGTCTAGGTTTTCATAGAGTATGAATTTACCGTTTTGAACGTCCGCCGTGTTATCGTAATCGAAAATGGTCACGAAGTTGCCCTGGGACACACCGTCTCCGGTTGTTCCTTGGCGCTGTATGACGAAATAGAGTTCTTTGACCGGGTTTGTAAAATCAAGTTTAAACTTCCCCTCATTGACACCCGCCTCTACGTCAAAGACGTTTTGCTGGACCTGTGAGATGAGATAGTCTCTCTTTGTTTTTTGAAGTTTAATCCGTTCTTCACAGTCGATAAAAACAACTTCCGCGCACAGTTTAAACTCTTTAATCTTGAGCGTCTCCTGTAAAGTGATATACGTGCCATCACCCTTAATCACGAGGTCTTGGGCATCTCTCAGTTTAATTTCCACCTCTACTTCTTGATTCGTGATCGCACACAAGGGTATGGCGAGCTCCGGGTGGTCATGAAAGTAGAAGGGTATGTCGATGAAGAAGTTTTCGTCGGTAGATAGACCGAGGGTATTGTGAATGACGATACCTGTGTTACCCCCACCCCCAGACGTCACTTCACCCACCTTTTTATCGGCGGTTCGAAGTGGGTATTTACCAATGAGCCTATCGAGGGCCTTCTGCTTCGTCTGTGTGACGTTGTGTTCCGAGTAAATCTGAAGATAATCACTCGTGAGACGCTGAACAACCTTACCGCCTATGATGAGTTCCACGTATTCGATGAGTGCGTGGCCCACAGATTCTATGTACATGGTCGTACTCGTTTGGATAATTTCGGGTAGTGTACACCGAACACTGATCGTTTTGAGAATATCTCCCTGATTCTGGGGAATCTTAAACTTAGCCTTTTTTCCAAAGTCTGCAACATTTTCCGGATCTATGTCTACGTATTGTCTCGAGAAGTTCGAATGTTTTTTGAACGACTCTATGAAATGACTGTAGTCTGGGTCCAACGTAAAAAACCTCTCTTGAGGACCCATCGTCATGAGCTGAATCTGTCCAGCCATTACTACTATAACTACCTAAAATTTTAATCCTGCTAAACCACTTGCAATGTGTAAGACGTTGTAGTTTACAGCGTAGATACGTGTCGTGTTTTCATACACGGAATTTATAGGAGAAATCTCAATGGTGAAGAGCTTGTGAGAAATACGACTCATGTTAACCTGACCAGTGGGGTGAGGTAACTCTGGTTTCATAGCGAATGAGTACGTTCCAAACTTAGAAGGTCCCAAGATGGGATTCGTACCGTTGAAAGTCTGTGTCGTTCTCGTCTCGAAAGAAGGAACGTTAACATGGTGCTTGAGCGCCTGTTCGTACTCCAGGAAAAGACCGTCCCGGTTAAATACCACTTCATTATTAAAACGTAATTCGGCGTTCACTATACTGTTGTAATAGTTGGACATGTTCAAAAGGTACGCCAATTCGTTTTGAGAGACGAAAAAGAGTTCTCTGACCGGGTGTCGAAAGTTGAGCATCACACTCTTTTTGTTTTCACCCGGTTTCATGACGAATTTGGACATTTGGACCTGTGTGATGACGTAATCGAGTGGTCGGGTCATGAGAAAGTTTCGTTCTTCTTCGGTCAAATACACAAACTCACTATCGAGTGAAAACTTCTTAATCGAGGCGTTCGCGTCGAGAAAGTTATCAGCGGGATCGGTAGCACTGATGTTTCGTACCACATCTATCAAAGGTTTGAGCTTGATTCGCACCTCAACAACTTGCTTCGTAAGGGCACACGTGGGTATAGCTAAAGATGGATTCCTGTAAAAGTAAAAGGGAAGATCCAGGAAATACGTGTAGGGGTCGGCGTAGCTCAGGAAGTTGCCGTGTCCATTCAGGAAATAGAGGGTCTGTTCTATGTCATCATTCGTGTTGTGTAACTGTTGATGCATGTAGATGTATTCCCCTGTAAGACGCTGGATGGGTTGTCCTCCAATCAGGAGCTCCGCGTACTCTATCATGTGCGTAATCACCGAAGGTGACCACACCATATCGTTCTCGTCGCCATCATCGGGTTTGGGGTCACTCAAAGTAATCTTCAGGGTCATGTTCCTCACGAGGTCACCCTTGTCTCCAGGTATTTTACAAATGATACTCTTATCAAAATCTATGTCACCGTCGAACTGGCTCTCTACGTAGTCAAATGCGAATTTAGAATGTCGTTTGAAATTCGCCAGGAAGTAAGAAAACTGTGGTTCACCTGTGAGCCATTCGTCTTGGACTCCAGTGGCGGCGAGTCTCAGTCGACCAGCCATTCCTACTGTATATGAGTAAAATTTTGGTAAATAAAACGAAACACTACAATAGAATGAATCTTCAGTTGAGAAAATTCAAACCCGAGACGATGAGTGATGATCGGGTATGTGTGTTTATAGGAAAGCGAAACACGGGTAAGTCGACGTTGGTCAAGGACATCATGTACTACAAGAAGCATTTACCAGCGGGTATAGTACTGTCAGGTACAGAAGAGGGTAATCATTTCTATTCAAACTTTATTCCAGACCTGTTCGTATATGGCGACTACGACCGAGATGCCATAGAACGTGTGATGGCCAGGCAACGAAAGTTGGTGGGTGCGGGTAAAAATAATTGTGGAGCTTTCATGCTTTTGGATGACTGTATGTATGACTCAAAATTCCTTAAAGATACCTGTATACGTCAGTGCTTTATGAATGGTAGACACTGGAAGATATTCTTTATGTTGACGATGCAATATGTGATGGATCTACCCCCAGCTCTTCGTGCTAACGTGGATTACGTGTTCATTCTCAGGGAGAACATCATACAAAATAGAGAAAAGCTCTACAAATCATTCTTCGGTATTTTTCCCTCTTTCGATATGTTCTGTAAGGTGATGGATGCTTGTACGGAAAACTACGAGTGCCTCGTGTTAGACAATACGGTCAAGTCTAACAAGATTCAGGATTGTGTGTTTTGGTACAAAGCGACACTCAGGAAGAATTTCAGAGTGGGTGGTCCGGACTTGTGGAGGTTACACCAGAAGATGTATAATCCCAAACATCAACAACAGAGAGAGGACGATGCCAAGAAGGCTACGAAAAAGACAAATCTCAAGATAACCAAGACAAAATAGGTGCGTCTCTCGAATTATTCTAAAACATATGGCTATATTAAATGGCTTCAGAACAAGTGTTTACCATGAACCTCTCGGACGATGGAGAGGGAATGGTTCCCATTAGTCAGAATCAATCGACTGCTTTTATTCCACCTGAAAAAAATGTGAGTCAAAATAAAGAGACGATGGATTCTACTCCCATTAACGATATCATGATGGACCCCCCGATGATGACTGATCAGCCCAAGATGCAGAGCATGCAGATGGCCGCTCCCGACCCCCAAGGTGCTTACCCTAGCCCCAACGGTCAGGCTGAGAAGCCCGCCAGTAAGAACCCCATGAACCTCACCGACGAGCAGATGACCGCTCTTCTTGTCGCGGCGTGCACCGCGCTCGCCGTCAGCAAGCCTGTCCAGGACAAGTTAGCGACTTCTATCCCCAAGTTCCTTAACGAGCAAGGGGGTAGGAGTATGGTTGGTCTTGCTTCCACCGGTGTGGTCGCGGCGATCGTCTTCTATCTCATGAAGGATTACGTCATCAAGCCTTAAACGGGCCTTTCCCATCCCATATTACTGTAGATGGAATTATCAATTCCAGAATAATACGTACCGAGAGCACCCATAGCGAATGTTCCCGCTAACAAGGCACTCAATTTAAGTTTCTTGTTAACGTCGGCTTTAGGGTCAGTCATAGCCTTCTTCGTCTCAGACGAAACTTGGTTAATGAGGAAGGTGATAACTAACGCGATGAAGGTCGCAGAGAGGAAAAATATCCGGTCCACGGCGAGTCGTGGGATGTTACCGATGGCGAAACGGATGACGTTGGGTATAACGACAGTGAACCATATGAGGTTAAGGTGGTAACTTTTGGAGATGAGTGGCACGAGGGTCACGGCATACAGGGCTATCCAGTACGCGATGGCCGTGATCAAAATGTTTACCGGTGTCTTCATTTAAACTAGACTGAGATTATTTATCCTGAATGTGCTGACCACAGAATTCCGTCTTTTGTGGAATCTGTTCGTAGATACCCAACTCGATACACATGTTTCGAAGTTCGAGGTAATTTTCCCAAAACTGCGGAGAGTGTTCGTATTCACTCACGGTACAATGGGCCAACTCGTGTATGAGCACATGAAAAATCTCATTTGGCTTCCCGTCGAGGCACACGACAATTTCTCCTCCTTTGTTTGTGTTGGAACCCACCGACCCATTCATTCGTTTCATACCGGTGATGGGAATACACTTATGTAGCATGTGATACTTCTGGTTGTCCGTGTCCCGAAGGTGGTTCCTGAGAACCGTGTACTTTTCCTTCACCTCTACGAGTTCACTCGGTTCCCTGGTGTACACGAGTACCAAGGCGACGATTAATAAAAGAATCAGTATCATCATCTCTTATATACAAAGATAAATTTGCTATACAGTTCCGAGATTGGATTTCCTTTGAGACCCTCCCACAATTCTAGACTAAACCCCAACTCTTCCAGGTATGTCACTAAAAGGTCTTTGTATGCGACTGGTTCCGCTTTTGGTCCTTCCGCGTAGTACGGTGTGTCCGTCAAGTGCACAAAAAGTTTTTCACCAAACCCACCATTTCCGTGCTCCTTGAGTTTGAAAAAATTTCCAGAATCATCTAGGTACGGTGTTTTGAAAATAATCTTTTCAGAATCCGGAATGATACCTATGAGAAGTCCACCCGGTTTCATACGCTTCCTGATTTCGTGTATCGAAGTGAAGAACAGGTCCCTCGATGCAAAGATGTAGTGTAACGAAAAATTAAAACACACGATATCAAATTTTCTGTTTGGACAGTCACGAATGTCACCCTCGTAAAAATTCACGCGCATGTGCATGTTTTTCGCACGCGAACGGGCTTCTACGAGGGCTGATGGTTCGGGGTCACACATGTTAATGTTCACCCCACATTTCGCCCACTTTTGAAGATCCCCGCCGAAACCACATCCCACGTCGAGAATGTGTTGACCTTCACGAGCCACGGACTGTATAAGTGTTCGTTTGGCATCGTTGTGATTTCGGCGAATTTCTTCCATACTTATTTATGGAATGATAAGTTTAAGCTTTTTGAGTTCGAGTGGTTCACTTAGATGCCAGTTCCACATATAGTAGTACACCGAACCCGACCCTTTTATGAATTTTTCCTTCTCGAGTGTCTCGATACACACACCCGCTTCGGCGCTATTGAAGACGTGAAATCCAAGATTTCGGGCGATGAGGAAGGCGTCGTTGTACACGTCACCGACCATGAAAAACCTGTACACCTGGTTCACGGTCCCCGACCCGTCACGACGTTCATATGGAATGTCATAGAAAGATATGAAATCATCATTAGTGTCGTTCACGTACGAATGAATAGGTAGGACAACACGTTTCACGTACTCTTCTGTGATGATGGGAGCAATCTTGGCATCTTTCACGTGATCCTTGAGTATCGAAGTCACCTTGGGTATGTCCTCCACGGTCATCTTTCTCCACGCGTGTTTACACGGTCCTCTAATCTCGTAAAATTTCTCACGGACTCTATTTGTCTGGTGAAATCCCGTCTTTACGAGATGTTTCACGTCCAAGAACCTGTGCCAATAACACGATTTCGTGATGGGTGTGGGAATCTTGGTCACGGCCGTATAGATAGCCTGCCAGATACCCTTCTTGTTCGCCCGACGCTTTATTTCAGTGATGAGAAGTGGAGCGAGTCTCGATGATCTATACGAGGGGTGTACGCATAAGTAATCAATCTGGGTCATCTTGAGTTCTTTCCCTTCGACGTTCACGTCTAAAGGGGTGCTGGCTATGTATCCAACCATCTCTTTCGTATCCACCTTTCGAATGGCTATGCTATCGTCTATGGACCATTTAAGACCTTCGACTGTGTACGCCAGTTTAAACTCACCGTGTACCACGTAGTACTCTCTCAAAAATGTACACGCCTCCTTCAGAGTACACGAGGACCATACGAGACCCTCTGGAAGTTTGGTCGTCTTTTTCGTAATGTCACGAGACTCATCTATTTCACCAGGTTCCGTACCTTCACGAGGAACGGGTTGTTTGTCCCAATATTCGTGCATTTGATACGTAAGTAATGGCTTAAAGTTTTAAGCTTACATAAAATCATAATGTCTCTCGAGCAGGATTATACCACCGTCCCCGGACAGATCTACGCGTGCCTCTCCATCGTAGGCCCCGAGGCGCCGCAGAAGAATGATAAGTTTGGTATTAAGATTCGCGGTGCCTTCGCGAACCGCGACGAGGCTGCGAACCATGCGAAGCGTCTTCAGAAGGAGGATCCCACCTTTGACATCTATGTCGTAGACATGTACAAGTGGCTTCTCATTCCCCCCGACCCCACGAAGATTGAGGACGTACACTACACCAACGAGAAGCTTGAGGAAATCATGACTGGTTATAAGGAGAACCAGGCACAGGCTACTCGTATGTTCCAAGAACGCAAGGCGGCTATGATGGAAACCAAGGCTGGTGGATACGTTCCTGGTGACGAGAACTCAAAGTTTTACACCAAGCCCGACGAGGCGCCCATCTCTCACCCCGCGGAGGTTTTGGAGCGACTCAAGAAGGAGAAGCCCGACACTCCCATGGAGGAGCTCGTCAAGGAGGCTGACGATATTGTGAACGAGGAGATGAAGGAGCGCCAGAGGAAGCGCGAGGAGGACGCCAAGGCGGCCGAGTCGACCGACGGAAAGATGGAGGAGATTAAGGAGGAGGGAGAACCCGAGGTTTCTTCTGCGTAAATA